GACGTCACGCTCAAGAACTGTGACGCGCTGCTCATCCTTCACTACGCACTCGGAGGTGGCCGATGAGCGACAGGATCAAAAGCTTAATTGATGGCGGTACCGGAGTGTACAGCATCAGTAAGAAAGAGGCTGGAGAAATCCACAAAGCTGCCAAGAAGATCAAAAACTACGAAGTCAGTTATTGGACAAGGAACCGTAAGAATAAGGAATCGAAATGAACGTCGAAGAAACCAAAGAAGCCATCCACGTGATGAAAGCATTTGTGGATGGTAAGGACCTAGAGGTCTTGGGTCCTGTTGGAAAATGGGAACCATTATATTTCCCTCGGTGGGGCTGGGACGACACAAAGTACCGCATCAAACCCACCTATGTCCTCCGCCCATGGACTGCGGATGAGGTTCCGCTGGGAATGCAGGCGAGGAATCGTGAATACCCCAAAACACGTTGGTTGATCGACCGCACATCTAGCGAAGAGAACAGAAAGGATTGGTGTGAAAAATACGAACATTCAATCGATGGTGGCAAAACATGGCTCCCGTGCGGAGTGATGGAGGAATCCAAATGAGCGACACCCCTAGAACTGATGAACAGATCAACGGTAAACCATGCACTCGATTTGAAATACTAGCTGGTGATTCGCTGCGTAATGCCGCAGTTCCGTCGGAGTTCGCTCGCACCATTGAACGCGAACTCAACGCCGCTCAAGAGCGCATCAAGCGGCTGGAGGAGGCGGGGGATGAGATGTACAAGTTTATCAATCCTCCTTCGCCGTGCATGAGAACATCAAGAATGGACAACCTATTGCAGGATTGGGATGACGCAAAGATCAACATTAACTAACTGAAAAACTATGTCCGAAACATCATTACAGAATGCATATGACAGAATCGAAGAGCTTGAACTCAAGCTGGAGTCGGCCAATGAACGCATCAATCAGTTGAAGGAGGAGCTAATGGACGCTAAGAACAAGTATGCCGCGCTGGTTGCGGACGTTGCGTTGTACGAGGACAGGGGCGAGCGCATCAAGCGGCTGGAGGAGGTTGGAGATGTGGCGCAAAGCCAAGGAGGCCAAGCTGTGAGTGTTGAGGAACGAATCCTTTTCCTAGCGGAGTCTCCCGATTGCAACCATCCACGCGAACTCCGCGCAATCGCCTTTCAGGTGCGAAAACTGGAGGATCGGATCAAGCAACTCGAATCCGAGAACGATGCACTCCGCGCTGATCTGTTGCTGTGGGAGGAGAAGGAGGCCAAGCCGTGAGCTTGCATCTTCAGGAAATTGAATCGCTTCAGAACTCTTTGAGAGAACGCGAAAAGTACGTCACCGAACTCGAAAACCGTCTCCGCGCTCTGTGGGACAAGCTGGAGGGTGAGCGAAAGCACTACATGAACCGCATCAAGCGACTTGAGGAGGTGGGTGATAAGATGGAGATTTATTGCGATACAATCTTAGCGCGTGACTGGAAGGAAGCCAAGGAGGCCAAGCTGTGAAAGACGAAGAAATCAACGAAGCAATCGCTTTGCAGCTTGGATGGGCGAAGTGCGCCTGCGGAGATATTCGGTGTGGCGTATGGTTTCCTCGTGGAACATCACACCCAAACGAGGCTGAACTTGGTGTCCCAAGTTTCTGCAAAGACCTCAACGCGATGCGCCAAGCAGAGATGGTTGCACTTGGTGGATCAACTGCATGGCTTGAGTTTGCGGTGAATCTGATGCGAGTGCTTGAGGCTGAGCAAATGTCGGAACTGGACGGGATGACGCGCATTCTACAAGCCACCGCTCGTCAACGCGCAGAGGCATTTCTGAGGACGGTTGGCAAATGGAAGGAATCGAAATGAGCGATCATATTCCTGACGCCACGAAAATGATCAGCGATACACCGAGAATGCAATCTGCACTCTTAGACCATCCTGATGCTGGATTTGCCAAAATCTGGCAGGTGGGTTGTGACATTGAACGCGAACTCAACACGGCCAACGCAGAGATTGAGCGACTGACCAATAAAGTAGCTCAACTCTACGAAGGTGCGGAGGAAGCAAAGCAGCGCATCAAGCGGCTGGATGAAACATTGGAAGCTGTTACAGATAAAATTGATAATGCGTGGGGAATCTATATGAAATTTAAGGAGGCCAAGCCGTGAGTGGTGTCAAGATAAGCGATTTTATCAACGAACCGTGGCGGGACGTTGGATTGGACGCAATAAAACGAGGTGTTGAAACCTGCAAGCGCAACGGCATTGAAAACCCGGAAGCCTATATGGCAATGGTCATTGGACTGTGCGACATCATCAACGAATTGAAAGCCAAGGAGGCCAACCCGTGAGCGATACGCCCATATCCGACTCAACCGCTCACAACGTAGGCGACCTCGGTATGCTGTGCAGGAGGCTGGAGCGCAAACTAGCCGCGACTCGGAAATACCTGAGTGAGGTTACGGAGAAAGCTAAGCAACTCGAAACCGAGAACGACGCAATGCGAGCGGATCTGCTGCTGTGGGAGAACGGAGGGCCGTTGCCGTGAAAGACAGCCCCGCATTCATCTACGTCCACGCATGGAACGGCATCGTTCGCGTAGAAAGTCTTGATACAGCCAAGCACATTGATGGCAATCCAGAATGGAAACACGTTGCGACAATCAACCCTCACGTTGTGCTGGAGAGCATTCTCCGAGCTTCAATCAAAGACAGAAATCAGATCATCAAACACCTACTAACATGAGCACACACATCAAGATCGAAAATCAGACCGAAGTCCCCGTCCTTGTGGCGCTCTTTGAGCAGCCTAAATGCAACGACCATCCGACTCGCTCGGCTGTTCTCAAACCCGGCGAGAGCTGCGACTGGGGCAGTGGCTCCGTACCGCTAGGCAACTACCAGTGCTACGCGGTTATGTCCGGTGACGCCAGCAGCCATGATGAGTGGGTGTGGCACTTCCCCGGCATCGCAGAAGTCGTCGCACCTCTGGAGCTAGGCTTCAAGCTGTGGCACGAGGGCGACATCGATTGGGCCAACGTCAAGGCTATGTCGAGCGACGACTTGAACGCTACGTTTGGCTCTGCTTATACATCCGCCAAGAGCAGCACCAAGTCATGGAACGGAATGTCCTCCTGCATATTCCATATCAGGGGCGGCCCCTCCTGGGTCGAGGAAACCGAGCAGGTGGGGATCTTTAGGCCGAAGACCATCGCATACAACGGAGTGCAAAGCACCCCCATGAAGAGCGAGTAGATTAAAAATGAGTCTACTTCAAGAATTAGGGTTGACGAAGGAGTCAATGGCGAAGATGTTGGGACCAGTTCCCGCCTTCAAAGCCCCTGATCCATTGATCTGCCGGCGGTGGGAAGCTGTTCCAGCAAAGATCAGAGAATCGATTCTCAAGGATAACTCAACATTCACCTACAGAGAGTTGGCCAAGAAATACGGTATCTCGCATTCATGCGTATGGAACATCAAGAACAAACAACCAAACAAACAATAGAGGAACTACAACGATGGAAACTGTTATGTCACGAATTGGCCGCATGCTTGGGATGCGGATGCACAACTCAAACCGGACTGTGCGTCCAGTGCCACAAAGCATACAAACGGTATCGAGCGGTCCAGATACCGTTGCAATAGATAAAGAACCAAAGAAGAAAAAAAGAAAGTATCTCAAACATACATACATGAAAACCAACGATTCAATCGACAAGGTAAGAGCATTCAGGGTTAAGGGACTTACCTACAAAGCTATCGGTGCAGAGTTAAACATCTCAAAGCAACGGGTGTTCCAGATCATCGCCGCCGGCAAGAAGCGGGATGCCTCGAATAACAAATGGACCGCGGGTCTCAGCTCTCGTAACGCGAACCTGATGGAGAAGCTTGGCATCAAAGACAAGGAGACCGCCATCCATGCAATCCATACCCGTGACATCGTACCGTTCAAATGGAAGAACTTCGGTGTTCGATCCTACCACGATCTGTGCTCGTGGCTTGGTACTCTACCCGCCGATCCCGGTCTAGGCCGGCACTGCCCCCATTGCGGTCAAGCATCTAAGCAATGAGCCGTCACGCATTCCCGCTCGTCGAATCCATCAAGGTGGTCCATCTCTCAGATGGACGAACCATCCGAGTGGTGCGTGATCGAACCGAAGAGAATCTAAAGACCAACTACGGAGATGGTGATATCCACCTCACTTGCGTGTCCCAAGCCCATGACCCCGTCGAGATGGTCAAGACTCTGGCCCGCATGGAGAGCGTTCGATCCGTAGAACTGGTTGATTCCAAAGGCAACGGACTCGTAGTCCACAAACAAAAATGAAACAGTCCTCAACACACGACCTCGTCAACGCGCTTAATATCATCTCAGCCGAACTAGATACCCAAGATGGAATCCCCAATGCGCTCTGTGCAGAAGCATCCACTCGTCTCCTTGAGCTGGTCCAGCTCACGAGCGACCTTACAGCACACATCGTCTCCAACCCTGTGCATCATGGTCGATGCAACGCCAAGACCAAGGGTTCCTACTGCAACTGTATCTTGGCTCGCCTCATCACCTCATGAAGACCCCAAGGCAAGAGCAACCCTGGTACGAATCCCGCCTCTCAAATAATAAGAAACCTGGTCCCATAACCGAAGATGAACGAACCATCATCACCGATGAGAACCGCCGGCTCATCGAGCAGTCCGCTCAGATAATTGCTTGGGGCATCGCTAAAGGCTGGATCGCTTACCCCGAACCAATAGAACGTCGCATATGGAAAATCCCTCAGCTCTCCCACCCTCCCGGTTCGTCAATCGATCCAACCCTGGAGTAGTAGTCACAGTCCTTCATGTTGGCCAGTATCGTCTCGCAGAACTCAAAGCACCCGTCATCATCTACCAAAGAGGCAGCAACATCTACGTTCGCCTCACCTCGGAATTCCACACCAAATTCAAACCCTATGAAGAAAGCTAAAGCCAAGCCCGCCGCCTACGCCGCCAAGCCCAGCACCAAAAAGACCGGAACCTATTCCCCCAAAACCCAAGCCATCAAACGGCTGATGAAGATAGACAAAATGAAGTAGCCCCCAACGATCGGTCCCAAACAAACAACGATATGACACCGCACCAACGTGCGGCCCTTTGGCTTTCCAAGGTGCCGCCAGCCGTCTCTGGCCAGTCCGGACACTCAACTACCTACACCGCTGCCGTCGGTCTTGTACACGGCTTCCAGCTCTCGGAGGGCGATGCTCTGGCCCTGCTCTCTAGCTGGAATCAATCCTGCCAACCACCTTGGACCGAGCGCGAACTCATCCACAAGCTCCGCGAGGCCGCTTCCAAGTCTCACTCCAAACCAGCCGGCCATCTCCTTCAGTCCGGATCCGCCCCTTCAACCGCTCCCTTCGATATCACCAAGGTATCCTTCAAGCGACCGTCACCAGCGGTTGCGCCCGATCCTCAAGCCAGCGAGTTCAAGCGGTTCCTTCAAGCCGCCTTCGCTCCCACCGAGGTGGTCTGTATCTGTGATGCGGTCGAAGAGGGTAGGCCAGTCACTGCTGGATCATTCATCCCCATCGAGGAATGGATCGCCCGCTTCGATGATCCGGCATCCCGCATCCTATCACCGGAACGCGAGGGGATCTTTGTTCGCATCAACCCTTTCAAACCCAATCTCTACAGCGGCTCCGATAACGATGTCAGTGCGTATCGACATGTCCTGGTGGAGTTCGATGACAAGCCCAAGGCCGAACAGGAGCGGCTATTCCGCGATTCTGGCCTACCCATCACCGTCCTCATCGACTCCGGTGGTAAGTCCATCCATGCCTGGGTCCGCGTAGATGCGCCCAACCGCAAGGAATGGGACATCCGCCGGGATATCATCTACTCGTCGATCCCGGGCATCGATGCCAAGAACAAGAACCCCTCGCGCTACTCCCGGCTCCCCGGCGCATGGCGGAGCCCTACGTCTCAGCAAAAGTTGCTGGCCACTAACCTCGGCTCCGCTTCATGGGAAGACTACCTCACCTCCCGCGAGACCGATGATGATCAATCCACGGTGGTCTCGATCAAGGATCTCATGTCCTTTGATTCATCCAATGATCCGGACAACCTGATCGGCCAACGCTGGCTTACCCGCGGCTCCTCCATGATCGTCAGCGGTGGTACCGGTATCGGGAAGTCCAGCCTGATGATGCAGATCGTCATCCAATGGGCACTCGGCAAGGACTTCTTCGGCATCGCCCCGGTGCGTCCATTGAAGATCGGGGTCATCCAAGCCGAGAACGACAAGGGCGATCTCGCCGAAGCATTCCAGGGCGTAGGGTTCGGACTCAACCTTAGCGGGGGCGACATGAAGATGCTCCAGCAACAGCTCGAATTCCGGACCGAGGCCGTCCGTACCGGTGATCAGTTCCTCGCCTACGCCCGCCGGTTCATCCACAAATCCAAGCTCGATGTCATCGTGGCCGATCCTTTGTTCAGTTACTTCGGCGGTGACCTTTCGGACCAGGGCGAGGTCAGCGTGTTCTTGCGTAACAAGCTCCAGCCCATCCTTCAGGAAACCAAGGTCGCTTGGATCTGGATGCACCATATCTCCAAAGCCCAGCGCAAGGATGGTGAACCCATGACCACAATGGAACTCGCTCACGCCGGATTCGGATCCTCGGAGCTTGCCAATTGGGCGCGTGAGATAGCGGTTCTGGCAGAGGTAGGCCAGTTCAAGCCTCGACGCTTCCAGTTAGCCTTCTGCAAGCGTGGAGGGCGGCTTCCCAAACCCATCATCAACCTCCAGCACGGGACCGATCGAATCAAGTGGGAGGAATACAACCCGCTGGTCATCACCGGTGCCCAGCTCAAGGAGAAGAAACCGTTCAACAACAAGGCCAAGAGGAAAGATAGTATATGAAATACCGCGATCAGTTCGGGAAGATGCCGCCGCTCAAGCATGATAAGATCATTGCTTCCAGCGAGGTGGTTATGCACATAGCCAGTGGGGTATCGTGCGATATCGAGCGGGCCAATAAGTTGTTCAATGAACTTCGCAAGCGTCGGATCATCGTCTTCGACAAGCTCGACCGGACATGGCACGGCATCGACAACCGCTCCATCCGCCACACCGATTCAGACCGTATCCGGATGCTGGAGATCCGGCTGGAGACCCTCGAAAACAAGCACAAGAAGCTCCTCGCCGCCTACCGCGCCCACATCGACCTAATTCCCAACTAGGGGGGTTCACTAGGGGGTAGTCTATCGGCCTATGTGGCCCCCCTTTCTAAGAATTTACCCCCCCCTAGGAACGCCCCCACTAACCCCTCTAATATAGGGGTATGGTTGCTCCCCCTTAATTGCTACTATGGCAATGGGGGGCAACCACAGTAAACTAAACTCAACTACGAAATCGCTCGTTCGCTTGGACCCCCTATTTGGATTTTCTATTTTCTTCCCCTCGCCGGGGTCAGGGTACGGGGTGGTGGTTGGATGGATGGAAGCGAATGCCCCGCAATCGAGCGGAAAGGGGTCGCCAGCGCGTCGGAGGGGTGGAAGTGGGTGTGCTTTCAGTAACGGGGGTGCGATCGCTTAGAATCGAAAAGGCTTCAAGACAGTGTTTTGCCGCTTGTGAATCCAGTTTCAGAGCTTCAAATGCTTGTGATGAAGATCTCAAACGTCAAAACAACTGAGCCAAGCAAGGAATTACTGGCAAAACTGGAATCATGGGTGCCACAAAACTTTCGATTTGGAAGCTGGTCGAACTGTTTCTACTGCGGAACCCAGCCAACCGATAGAGACCATGTGATTCCGTTCTCGATGATATCTCCGGAGAAAAGGGGTGGTAAATGCCGCGGTTCTACTGGAATGACCACTCCTTCATGCCATGAGTGCAATCTCATGCTTTCAAACTTGTTCTTTGAAACAATGCACGACAGATGTGAGTATGTTAATAAACGTATCAGAAGGCGTTACTCCAAGCTATTGCATATGGAAAAATGGCAGGATTGGGAGTTGGATAGCATAAAAGGAAAACTAAGATCATACGTTATTTGCAAACAATCGGAGCGAAACATGGCAGTGGATCGGGCTTCATGGCAGTTCAAGGAGAAATTCACCAAGCTGTTCGAGCAGTCATTTGATGAATGCAAGTCAGAGCATCCAGAGAATAAGCACCTTGTGGACTTCATGCGACCAAGATGGATGGAAGTGGCCTACTCGACCGCACCATGATTCCGGATTTCCCGATTCCCGATTCTGGAATTCCGAATTCCGAATTCCGTATGGCGTATGGAGAATCCCGAATACCGCACCATGAGGTTCCGGATCCGCGGGGCGCACATGGGCGGGCGGGCGCGGGCGACGGGGGGGTCGGACACGGGATGTCCAATGACAATAGCGGGGTGGGACATTCGATGTCCAATGGGGGGATCCTGGTCACCTAGTGTCAAATCCAGAACCGAGACTATGGGCGAAGGAAGGAGGGGGGGGAACCGACACACAAAGGGGGCAATCGATTGGCCTACTCATGAGACAAGCGGCAAGCGGGCCAAGGAAGGAAGGAAGGCGGGTGTCGGGTGTCGGCACCCTCTGGGCAACAAAAAACCCCGCAGGGGTGAACCTACGGGGTATGGTGAGGACTTCTAAGTCAATTGCCCGCGAGGGCGGATAAAACGAGAAGGAGGGTGAAGAGCAAACACAGGGCTAAATAGCCCAAGACACGCAATAGGGGTTTCATATCATGACATGGACATAGTCTCCACAGGGCAAGTGACCCGTTGCGAAAACGATATTGTCCCCAAAGTCCCGGCTGAAATCCCGGGAGAAAAGCAAGCGAGCCGCTTGTTGGTGCCCGTGGTGCCGATCGCTTTCGTAAGGGTAAGGTATCGTGAGGGTTCCCTTACTCCAACTTGCTTTGATGCGGGCACCCTTCGTGTCCGTCGGCCCGAGAAAACGGGTTCTGATCGCTTCCATGGTGTGGGTGTGGTTCGTGGTTTAAATCATGCCCAAAGCGATCAGAATGGACGGGCATCCGTGGGAACAAGTCCCGTCGGGTTCTACAATGCACCCTTCGGAACAACAGGCGGGCGACGTTGCGTCCCACATAGCGTTACGGGCGAAGGCCTCCAAGCTTTCCGGGGTGTCGGAAAACCCTTCATTCTCGAGGGCTTCGGTTGCGCTGATTCGGTACGGGTTGCGTTGCGTAGTTTTCATTGGTTTAAAAGGGCATCAATTGCCCGCAGAACCCACGGAGTCGCCCCCATGGATTCTCCGGAGAATTCAAGCGATTAAATCGGCCATGTTAATGAAGTGACGCTTGCCCTTTCCATGGGCAGGAATGAAAACCGATTGGATCCCGTTCCGTGAACCGGGACAACCTAGGCAAATCGAACACGGCGTTCCGTTCCGTTCCGAAGCGCAAAGTGTCTCAAATGTCCGGTGGTCCATGTCGGCGGAGACACGAAACGTACTCCAACCCATGGAACGGGCAATGAGTAGCTCCGCCGTGGTGTCCACACTGGCCATCAAAAGGGTTTTCCACCCTTGCAAGGAGGGTTTGCGCCATTGGTGCGTATAGCCAGTCCACCCCGACGAAGCGCCAGCGATGGCCAGTGCAAGCGATATGGGGAGATGAGTCGGGTCCCCGTATGCTCCGAAGCGAACCTTCCGACCGGTGAACACTTCAAGGGAACGCAAGGGAGCGTAGTTGCCCGCTTTCCAAGCTTTCCAGATGCCAAGCGGCGCTTGTCCTTCGTTGACGTAGCAGGTGCGTTCCACGCCGAAGCGACCGTCAACTTCGTGGCCACGGTGCCGGCAGTTTCCGCAAATGATGCGGTCAAGTCCGGTTCGGATAGCGGCAACGGGGTCCACGGATTTGACCAGAATCCAGATTTGAATCATATCACCGGTCTTTCGATTGTCGGAGGGTTTATTGAATCCGGTCGCGATAATGACCCGTTGGGTGTCTTCATGGAGAATGAAGCCGTTGCTCATCGGGAACCTCCATTGATCACGGTGAAACGGACATTGTGACCGGTCGTTTCATTCCGACCGCTCGGATATCCGATGAATGCTGCGAACTCCACAATTGAGAGGTTCCGGGTGTAGGAATCCTCCACTAGGGTTCGAACGATACCGCGACGTCCGAAAGCCCGTCGGGCAGCACGTTTCGCGAAGATTTCAGCGGCGTCGTAAATGCCAAGGGCACGCACTGAGCGAAAACCGTTGCAACGAAAGAGAATCATTGTAGACCTCCGATCGCTTCGATGAGAGCCGTGATGGCGATGATGGTGATGAATCCAAGCAGGCAAAGAGGGCCGTGGAATTTAGGGGGGATGCGGTGTTTCATTGGTTTTAGATGCCCATTTCAGAGGGCGCACGCAAAGGAAAGCACGGTTGTCAGCGTTCGGCAACTCCAAAGTGAAGAAAAATCCAAGGCGTTGACCAGGTTTACTTTGCGGGGCAAAGTGACGGGCATGGGAAAGGGTAAGACATTGGAAGTCCAAGGGGTTAACCAGGAAGGAAGGAAAGGGAAGGTGGGGAGGCCTCTAATTCCTGTTTCAGAGGCTGATCAAAAAAAAGCCCTAGAAGCTTGCAAGCTTGGGATTCCCCTTGAGCGGGTAGCTATCCTCTGCGGATTCCCAAGCGGTAACGCTGGCCGCTGGCATGACTTCCTGAAACGCAATCCAAGCTTTGCTGATCAATTGGAGAAAGCCCGATTGGAAGGGGAGTTAGAGTTATCCTCGGTTGTTCGCCAATGCGGCAACGGATGGCAAGGCTCCGCTTGGCTATTGGAAAGGACTAGAGGCTATGTCGCTAGGGCTCAATTGGATCATACTACCAAAGGAAAAGAATTGTCAGTTAG